CACACATTAACGACGGATGGAAGTCATTTCTTTTTCGCGACAAAATTTCTCCATGAGATAACGATCCACGAATTCATTCGCTTTTCCTAAAATATTACTCAATTCCTCATAAGGCAAAAAGAATAAATGATCAGGATCTGACTTCACACAAAACCACAATTTTGAATTCTCCACGTCCAAAAACACACAAAAGATATCAGTCTCTACAAGTGTCTTTTTATTTGAAGTTTCCTTCTTTGTAATTAAATCCATTAGTTTTTCATAATTTTCATTACGATTATCACCCCCAACATCAAATATTGGAGAAATTTTTGAAAAACCTGCTGGAACCTGCGTAATAATAATGGTTGTAATACCGTTACTAGCACCAAAGAACGCCAATGTGTTCAGAAAAGTGATGGAAGCTCCATCACTAAAAACATCATAAGCATTAAATTGCGCTGTACTAGTTTCGCCTGCTATAAAATTAGGCGCAATTGTCAAACCGGACAAGGCAACAACAGCACACCCCACCAGGGTTGTGTTATATGCTCCAGATCCCGCTGTAAGTGTTGAATTTCTGTAGAGGTACAACCCCACCAAAAACCGTCCACGTGTTCCATTTGGGAAAGTGATTGTAGTACCAGTCAACTTTGGAGAAAAAGTATTCACCGCATTTGTAGCTGCCAACCATGCCGAACCCAAAACTGCTGCATCTGTTGAAGTTGTAGCAGATGAATCCACAGAAAATTTATCAATATTTGTATTAACAAATCCTTGACTTCGCGGGACATACAACAAAACATCATATGAAACCCACAATTCTCCAATCACGGCACCAGACGCAACATTACCACCAACGGCAAGTGTTGTCTTTCCGATATCGTAGTCAGAAATCGAAGTATTTGGTGGATTGGCCGCACACCGAATGTGTCGACGTGGATCCACTACTTTTTCTGGTGAACACTCTATCCACTGTTGAAACGATTTACTTGGCTTTGCAGCATCAGCAAATTGTGCATTCAACATGGACCGCTTGTCCACATAACTGGCTGCAGCGGGATCATATTGCGTCGATAACGAAACATAACCCAACCCAGCAGAGTTCGTATATTCTGACCCCTCTGACACAAATTCAAACACTAATCCCAAAAATTGGTATTGAGTGTAATTTTGAGCCACAAAAGCCAACCAAGGAAAAGTCTCCTTTATCCCTGGATTTAAAGCAAATTCCAAAGGAACAAAAGCTCCTGTGCTCGAAAGCACATCACCTATATACTCCCGGTGAGCAACACGTGTCACCAATCCATCTTCATGAACCGACGGCACATCACTCGCAGACTCGCGCATCATGCGTGCATACTGCGAACCGCGTTCCCCCTCTGAAGCACTTGCCAATATAGAATTCGCCTCTGGTTCTGGACCTCTCGCTAAAATATCTTCATCATAATCACCCATACCCAATAGCATAGGAGCAAAATGCTCAACCAGATCAGATCCTGTATCCATCAATTTCTCCCACCATTCTGGAGTCCTACCTCCATAACGGTCCTTCTTTTTCTTTTTCTTCTCACCATTCTCTCTTGTCTCACGGAAAGTTGGTGCTGCCACAAACTTCACTGATGGCCGAAAAGGCACACCATGATTTTGTTGCAGCAAAACTCCCCGAGGAATAAGTTGTCCTTGTTGTTTTTGTTTCTTTGGCTTTGGACCAGGAGCACCTATTACTAGTTGCTTATCCTGGCGAGATTGTAAAATTCGAGCTCGTGACTCTTGTTTCGTAACTCCTTTCGCCAAATATTTCTTATGTTTTTCCAACTCTTCAGCTGAAAAATTTATTTTAAGTGTAGCTTTCGCGCCTCCCCCACTCTTAGGTTGGCTTTTCGCGGTTTGTTTAACCTGTGAACTCATTGTTCGTTTTGTGCCAGTATCCTTAGTGCAAGACTGGACACATTGCTCTGTAAGGAAAAAGGATGTCCCTGTCCAGAGTTCAAACAAGCGTTGATCACTCAAAATTCCGGTTTTTGCCACCACCCACTCTGGGTCATCATGGCAAACATAATCGAATTTTCTGAGCAACCAAGCTATGACCTCACGTAAAAATTTCCGCAATACAACATCGGTATAACCACACACCAACATACCACATGTTCGATTAAGAGCATTGGCTGGTGTATGTTTTTGCCGATTACTATACAATAAAGAAGTTAAAATTTTCCGCCGATTATATTGTGGCACCGCAAAACCGCGTAAAAACACAGTATGGGCACTTAAGTAATCTAAGTCCTCTGCTGGACGAGCATTATAACTGTCTGTGGTTGTGATTACTCCAATCAAACTAAATTCATTACACACACTTCTCCCATTAAAGAAAGGATGTGCTTCATCACTCACAGTCCAAGTGTTGTCATCACCACACAAAGCCAAAGCCACATTGCTTAAAAACTCTGTTAGGTTTGTGCCAACCTTATCAGGTACAACTCTTATCCACGCATAAGCAAGCAACGTAAACAAAATCAATGTATTATCATTAATTGTATTCACGCTACCAGACGGATTTCCTCCCAACTTCATAACCAACACTCCCTCTGGAGTGATAATTACTGTATTCAC